TGGTATTGTTTAGTTTATAGTAAACTGCCCGTGTTTTATCGGACATTTTTATCTTAGTTGGGTACTGCGGAATTATAATCTCCGCGACCTGTTCGTTTGTCTCTTTCATGTAATCTCAGTTCTTTCTTCAATCTATTGAAGAGAAAAGTGTATTCGTTAATACGTGAGAGACACCACTTTATCATTCCAATTTTATTCTTGCATTGGCTGATGGTCATCATAATCTTAGCTGACGCATCATAGCTTTCATAGCTCTTTCTGTAGCTCTTGTTGTATATTCGAATATTCTCCTCCAACACCTGTTGAATTGTTGCCATTATTATTAACTCTTAGTTGTATGGCTTCAACCAACCTAACGACATCTTCTCTGCCATTAAATTTCACGTAATCGGAAAAGTCTTTGGCTTTACCGGGGTCTACATTTAGAGAGTCTTCTGTAAGAAACACATATGGAATTCCATACATGTCATAGATTTTACTGGCATTTCGAATGCCGGCTTCATCATGATCATAGAAGGTGATTAAATTATCAAACCTTCCTTGTAGCTCTTCAATGATGTAATCATACGGAATGGTTGATTCGCCTTGCATAGCAATAGCGTCTATACCAAACTCATACATACTCATCACATCTTTCAGGCTCTTGGTTATTACCAGCAGATCACCAACGTTAGGAATTTGAATCCATCCGTTAATCCTGCTTGTGTTACCTAAAAACCTAAAGTCCCCTCGTTTCTGGTAGAAGTAAATCTTCCACTTTTCGTTTCCAGAGTCATCCTTTCCAAAATAATAGGCGAGTGCCGGATTCTTCTTGTCATAGACATAAAAGATCTGACCATCTAACCATACTATCTTTGGACTGAATACATTGAACTTTCTTGTTGTTGGTCCACTTATACCATATGATTTGAGATAGGTCTTATCTACCTCTGTAAATGGTTGTAGCTTCACCTGAATCTTACTTTTCTCTGAATTTCGTTGACCTCGTTGTCTTTCCTTTTGTTTGGAGGAAATAGCCAGTTTACGTGACGTTTCTTTGTCCTTTAATCCAAAATCCTCTGCAATGTACTGTATAGCTTCATAGAAATTACATACGTAACGTTCCATTACCACACCAAATATATCCAACGGCATATTCATTGCCCAATCTCTGAACCATAGCTTATCATTCTTCCATGAGAAACAGCAGGTTGGGTTGTTATCTATGCGTAAGGGACTATTGAACAGGTAATTGCATTGTACAGGAACATCTAAATAACGTTCCATTATCTTTTCCTGTGATAGATTCTCAAGGATATATTCCTTGTTTATTTCGGGACTTGGTTGAAACAGATCAGATTGTTGACTCATATCTGAATATAAGAAAAGGAGAGGACTTTCTTGATCCCCTCCTTTTGAGATTAAATTTAAAACTCAGCAGGTCCTAAATCATCTACTGCGCTTGCTTCATCCGGAGAATCAGGAGTTGAATTAACAGCCTCCAGATACTTACGGTTGCCTTCCTGCTCACGCTTGGTGAACATTAATGGCTCTTCGGACTCATCATTTGCAATAAATGCATGATATCCAACAGTTCCAATGCTTGGATTGCCATTGTACACACTACCGGTGAACTTCATTACGATTCCGTCCTTCTCAGTAGCATTGTTGGAACGAAGCACTTGGATAACTTTATCCACATACTCTTCCCAGCTTGATGCTTTGATGTTAAGAACATCATCGGCAGGAGCAAAATGACGAGCAAAATAAGCAAGCCTGTTAATGGCTTTTTCCTGCTTATCCTGATCCTTGTCCATTGGATTCCACTCGACATAATTCTGAGTGATACCGGCAACATCATTGCCTTCGATATCCTCACCCAAAAGCTTCATCTCAGCTACAAAGCAGTCCTCTTTGGAACCTACTTTTTCACGTTCGAAATTGACAGCTTTTACAGGTCCAAGATATGGAGTCTGCAAATATGCTGAGCCGGAAGCTTGTGATTTTTCTTCGTTTGCTTGAAATACTGACATATATATGTTTTGTTAAATATTGAAAGTTTACTTACAGAAGCTTGTTTAGAAACTATCTGGATCTGCTACTGCTTCTTGTGTAGCTGTTACAGGAGCATCTTCTTGCTCTTGATCTCCAGATTCTACTTCTGCTTCTTGAGATGCTTTGGGATCAGTTGTTACTATTTCGTAGTAATCAACTCCATCCTTTGTACCGGCTTTTGTCAACCAATACATGTTACCTTCCAGACCAATAGCTTCAAGAGCTTCTCGCATGGTTGTAGAAGTAAATTCATCAGACTTGTTCTCTGAATCAGTACGACCAGCATATGTGATCGCTTGTTCATTTGGAACAATCCCAACAAATGCTCTTCCATGACCTGTTACAACAACAAAACCGTTGTTATTCAGATCAAGCTTACGAAAGAGAGCATCGCTTACTTCAAATTTACCATTCTTTCCCTTCTCAGGATTGAAGAACAGATCACAACTTTGCGTTGCATATCTTGCGTTCTGCTTTAATGGTGTAAGGTCGTCAAAGATGTTATTGAAGTTATTATCCATTGTTTATTTATTTGTAAGGTTAACCTTTGTTGTACTCTTCGATTTTGTCAAGTACATACTGCAAGTTGTTCGGAATCTTGTATTCTTCAAACATTCCGTCTGGTGATTTAGCAGTGTTCACACCATTTGTTTGAGTCTTAAAGAAGTACTCATTCTTACCAGATTCGGAGTTGTGCTCCACATCTGCAAACAGAATCACTGTAAACAGTCCTTCCAGAGTTACTTTATCATCAAGCATCTTCATGCTTTATTAGCTACATGTCACCATGTAGATTAGACTATATCTTCTTTATATCGCCATTTGTAACCGTAAGCTGTATTTTGCTTCCCTTTACAGACATTGCTAATTGGTCCTGAGTTGCCATTGACAGCTTTGGCTGCTTTTCTAAGAAATGGAAATTCCTGTACTATATTGTTATCTAAATCAAGCTGTATAACCGGCTTAGATTGAGTTCTGCCAGTTAAAGTCTTGGATATCTTATCCTTAACTTCCTGAGGTTTAGAAACTCCTTTCTTTGACTTAGAGATTTTATCTCTAACCCATTGTGGTCTTTTTCTACCTCTTAACTTGTCATTTCTTCTCTGAATACTTTCTTCAGAAAAAACTTGATTGTTGTTTCCATCTCCACCATCAGTCATATTAATAAGATTAAATCCCCATGCTTTAAACTGTGAGATCCAATAGCATTCAAGCCATTGCCAATCTTCACAATAAGGAATTTCTTCTATAAGAGTTATCTTGGGTTCTAACCCTTGTTTTCTTAAACTCTTTATCCAAGAAGACTTATGCGTTTTATACCTACATCTTAGATGAGAGTAAAGTCTTCTTTTTAGTGACTGTATAGTTTTGCCTACATATCTGATTTCTCCTGTCTTAGGATTCTCCAGTACATAGAATTTTATTGTTTTTGACATATGTCAATATATCAAAACAATAGGTTACATAAAAATATAAAGGCTACCTTTTCCAACTTATATAAGTTGTACTCCTTTCGGATAGTCGTTGAACGTTCCCAATAAATTGGGCTTCGCTGCTGATTGTCTCAGTTGAGATGTTCCAGCAATTAAATAGCTTTTACATCGGCAAGATACTTCACCGATAGTCTTGATTTTCTCCTTGGGTTTGTAATTCTCAGTGATTGTCTCAGTATGGAACGTTACAAAGCAAGTCATCTCTCTTCGGAGACTCTTGGCAGTGTTAATTACGTCCCATGCATGTTTACCAATGTCATTGAACTTATCCCAACCAGACTCTTGAGCCCGGTTCATAAACTCAGTTGACATTACATACTGGAAATCATCAATTACGATGTTCTTTATTTCAGGTTTATTCTTGTTGATAAACTTGAGAACATTGACAATTTTCTCAGCATTTGCAGACGCATAGTAATTACCATCAGGGCTCTCTTTAGAGAAGTCCTTGTAATTACTCATCCATCCTTTAAATGGCATATCTTTGCCAGAAACATTTACTATGAAGGTTTCAGCAGGATCCAAAAACTGGATTGCGTGAGATTTCCCACGACCTGATTCACCTACAATTCCTACAATTCTACTCATTATGTTGCTATTTTATTAGTTTATAATTCCATTTGGATACACAGTTTCACTGTATAGTTGCTCTGTCATGTCCGTTGATTTAGGTAGCTCATCATAGAAGCCACACTCACCAAGAAACTGACATCCGAAGGCGGCATTATCTATGCCATACGTGTTCTTCAGTATTGAAGCACTCCGGAACCTGTTATACCCTTCATCATTCACCAGCTTGTTTACCTTGTAACCAAGATAATTACCGATTCCAAATTCATAGGGATTAAACAGTGCGAGAACAATATCTGCATCCTCATACATGTTACCTGAGCCTTTGAAGTCAGACTTCTCAGGACTCATATCAGTATTCACACGTCTCAACATATTCGAGTTGTTACGGTTAAACTGATTGATGGCAACGCCACACATACCATAGTGATCTCTCGCTATCTGTATGTACGAACTCATCTTATCGAGTGTCCTTTTGTCATCCAATCCGCTTTCATTACGCACAACGCCCATGTGATCAATAACAAACTGAATAATCAGCTTCTCATCAAAGGGTACATAGACACTTTCGTAACGCTCAAGCTCTTTTACTTGCTTCGGCAGATCAGATTCATCTTTAACTTGAATCCACTCAGGTTGACCTTGTATATATAGATCCCTGTCTCTTCTGAACAGGTCGCCTTGAAGGTTTCTGCGATATTCATTTCCGTGTTGCAGAGCCAGATCAACAAGTTGTTTAAAAACACCTGTTGGATTATTGACTCCATCTTGGACATGAACCACATCTTCCATTTTCTCGAAGTACTCTTCGTACTCATCTATTAGTTTGAGCTCATAGTCTTCCAAAGGTCTCTTTGCTGTTCCCCAACCCATAAGGGTTGGTACATCCAGTAAGATTCCCTCTTTAATCCACAACCTCATTGCAAGCCATTTGGCGTACTTATACTCCTTACTCCTCTCCATTGAGAAATAACGAATAAGCAATTTAGTCTCATCACCTTTAGGCTGATTTATATACCAGTCATAAGGCTTTAAGACATAGTTTTGATCCGCAAAACTGGTTTTACCAGTACCGGGATCACCACCAATAAGATGATACAGGCGTTTACCTATACCTACGTGCTTACCCATCTTTTCCATACCTAACGGAATCCACGGATATCCACCATCTTGTCCACGTTTAATGGATTTCTTTAGCTTGCTATAACTCATTTAAAATGCGGTTTTAGTTCCAAATTTACCATCTTGGATACTTGCGCCTTCTTTCTCCATGAGTTCTTCAAACTGCTCCCACATCTTTGCTTTTACAAAGTTAGCGATACTGTATCGGATCTTGTCATTTCGTTTTGCCCAATCAAGGATGTCCATGACTTCTTTGTGTCGCTTTTTAGTTTTCACATGATAGCGATACAAATCTTTCACCTTATCGTGATCGCAACTCTTCAAGTTGATGTTGGGTTTTGATGGATGATCAAAGTTTTGGATCCATGTTGGATAGGCTTCGAAAAATTCATCCTGCATTCCTTGTGTGATAAGGACTGCTTTCATAAACTTCTCGGTTATTTCCAGCCGATCCACAATGATTTTACTGCCTCTGGCAAGGCGAACAAGATCTTTATCTAAAAGCTCCTGTACCTCGTTGAGACTCCATTTTTTGACCAATTCGTTGTAGCGATATAGGTTGGCGAATACTTTATCCTCTTTCTCAGGATGTACTCTTTTGCCTCCTTTGCCTTCTCTATGATCCCAGAAAAGCAACCAACATAAATAGAACTGATTTGGTGTGATCTTGAATTTGACTAAAAGATCGGTGTAGTATTTTACATCTTCAAGCATATTTAATGTTAAAATTAAGCATTCGGATTATAGTAAACCCGGCTATGCTGCTATTTGATCTATGTCATAGATCCACTGGACATTCGCTCCATCTTCCTGCCTCTTCTCCAACCATGTTTCATCCTGAGATTCCAGAATGTATAGTTGAATCAGTATGGCTTGCTTGCCTTCCACATAGCGAATTACACGACCATTTCTCTGAATGTTTTGTCGTGTTGTAGAAGTACCGGATGCTATTATACCCATGTCGATATCAGGAATATCTAAACCAACATCAAGTGCTTTCGCAGTACACATGACACTGATCTTGTAACGATTATCCCCGAATTTATTGAGTGCTTCATCTCTGAGAGTATCTTTACCCTTTCGTATGAGATGTAGATCCGGATAAGCTTTTTTGATAGAACTCCACGAGTGTTCTTTCCCTGTAGCTTGGTCTACATAAACGGTTTTATTCTTACCGCCACGTTTAACCTTCTTTGCTACAGCTACCAATTTATCCCTTTCGTTAACTATCCGGGTGGCAAGGTTGCTATGATAAGCAAGTGCAATATCACCCAGTTTGTTTGCTAACTCATCAGCAAAGTCGGTTGACTGACTGAAAGTTATAGTTTTACGATCAGGAAATCTACTGACAATTTGTTCACATACGTCCAATTTGACAGGTGCATTATATAGGAAATCTTTCCTTGCACGCATGGTACGCATAAAGTTCCATGCACGTATTTGTATGAACTCTCTGTCTTGATTCCTTGAGATAGCATACCTTCTTGCATAATTTTCATCGCTGGCACAACGCCTAACGACATCAAAATCATGACCAAAGGTAGAGAAGTATTTGTGGAAGCTCTGATTGAGTTTATCGTATTCTCTACGATCTCCCTCAGACAGAGTAATGCCGAGATTATATATGACATGATCACTCACCCAGCCATTGACAAGGGCTTCTTGGGTGGTTACAGTATCTATTACCGGACAGAAAGAGTCCACCAGATTACGAAGAATGCCATCGAAACCGAGAGTTGCAGTTAAGCCGAAATAAGCATTGGCTTTCACTGATTGAAATACTCCCGGAAACTTGTTAGCATCCTCACCAACGTACATATGTAGCTCGTCAAGAATAAACATCGCTGTATGGATGTCTTCCTTTATGAGATTATGTACAGTATCTACACGAACCTTGCCCCAAGCAGTTAAATTAAACTGTTGGAGATCAGCTGTCCACTTCTTACGTAAGTAATCAGTAGGAACAACTACAACGATCATGTAGTCACATTTGTCTTGGTAATGTTGTAATCTACTGGCTTCTTTCAGAGTCGTAAAGAACTCTTTAGCTCCAAGAAGCGCAGTGTAGGTCTTACCAAAGCCAGTAACGGCTTCTAAAGTCCCACGGAAACCATTTATCTTCCAGTTAGATACAATATCTTCTTGCCTTATTAATTTCGATTGATCAATCTTCATCTAAACCGAGATCTTTCAATCTTTGATCAAGCTGAACCACAGTTTCATGAGCAAGATCAACTGCCATAGTTGCAACTTCCTCTTCAGTATATGGTGCTTTCATACTTGACGGCTTTACTCCAAGTCTCTTGGATAAACCACTAAGTGCAGATACAGTCAAAAATATGAGTGCGTCTCTTTTTTCATCTTTTGTCATTAGAATAGGGTCATTTGTTTGGATTGTAGTTCATTTATGATCTTATAAGCTTCTTGTATATAGTAAGAATACTTAACCTTATATGATTCTATGGTTCTGTTTTCGTCATAGTCATTGAGTAAGATAACAGGTTGATTTGCTACCATTGAAATCCTTTTTGATGAAGTCTCTTTCATGAGAGATCCACCTTTCAGACCAATATAATAGCGGTTTGTAGACTGCTGTTGCTCTTTTCTGAGTTCACCATGATCATTCCAATAGTAATAGATATCAAACTTTTTGCCTGCCTTTTGAGCAATACAAAAATCAAGGATCTCTTTATGATTTCCTATAGTTTCTTCTACTGGAACTGCGTCTATAAAGTATTTCTTTACAGCAAGAGGCACGATAGGATATTCATACCCTTTTCGAAAATCTTTCCATCTTTCTGTATCAAATACTCCCTTCATCTTGACACCTTTATCCCGGACATCAATTATGTAATTGTTTACATCCCGGATCACGGCTTTTGAATAGTATTCAAATTCAAGATCAAAGTTGGTGTATTGCTGCCATCTCTGGCAAATACGATCATAAGCCTTTTCTTTGTTCTTTGGTACTTTGGCAGTAATGCCATCAGTATTTGCATAAAATACTTCAATACCTTCTTTCTCAAGAGCTTCAATCAACATGAGCAGATATAGCTGACCATTAATGGTAACAGCGTACATTGCTTTTGGATCATACATCCAGCTATGTTTGAATCCCATCTTCCCGAATACCGAGTTGATTGTTATCTTCAAACCATATGCTTTAGCAGATTTTGGATCAATTGCTTTAGCCTTTAACCTTGTTCGAGTGACATCTTTCAAGACATCCAAGAATTGCTGGAGTAAATGTTCCGGTTTAACACCGTTATTTATCATATTAATAGGATAATATGAACTTACATCAGCATCTTTTAACAGAATCAAGTCTGTCTGAGTAAATATCTCAGGCTGTCGTACAGAATGTATTCCACCTTTAAGTATATCATAATAGGTTTGACCTATCAGTATTCGTTCATGAAACTTGGTATCCGGAGATACAGACATGCCTTTGAGCTTTGCCAAGAACTTTTGCAGAGGAGCTGTGCTAAATCTGATCTTATCATTTATGATGTCAACCAGCGGTATGTAACTCCTGTTGGTTCTTTGATCCTTGAAATCCCAATAGTTCTGATTGGTATACTCTGAATAAAACTTATTCAATAACCTGTCAGCTAACCCGGAATCCGCATAATCCATCAAATCCAGATTGTACTGGAGAGACAGATTCTTTCTCATCTGTATAGCTTCTCTTAGCTCATGATACAGAGCTTGAGTAATAAGCAAGTCATTAACATTATACTTGCGAATATCATCAAGTTCTTCTGTTTCAACATTGCTGTCAAATTTACGAGGAAGATCCTGAACACTTGGCATCTTCAGGTCCACACCACATAACTTCAGAGACTTGTCTATGTTACCGACTCTCATCAAGTCAATAGCTTTAAACGACAAATCCCATCGAAAGTCTGACCTTCCATCCTGTATTATCTCAGATGAAAGTACGAATAGATCAACTGAGAGAATACCTGCATCACCATAAAGCTTACTGCTATCAAGACGACACAGATACTCTATAAGCTGATTATCATAGTACCGGGAGTTATATCCAACTAACCATTTATCTTTGATCCATTCTACAAGTTCCGGCGCTTGATTAACAGGCTCCAGACCATCTATATCATAGACTTCAAAGAATACCGGCTCATCTTCATCTTTATCAATGAAGCCTGCCAGAAAGTAGTTTGGAAAACACTCGATATCATAAATTTTAATCGAAGAACTCATTTCTTCCTTCTGTTTTCACGTAAAGCTTCCCTTTTGTAATGGTTCCTCTACCATATTGTGGATAAATATAGGCGAACCATAAATGATTTGACTTTACTAATTGAACTTGAAAATCTTCCTTCCTCTGCGTTTCAGGATGTTTATCCATAGTAAAACGAAGGGTATAGACATCTTTACGTCTTTGATCCCTTAACTGACATGTAGTACTGAATGCCTCTTTGGTCTGTTCAGCGTCTTTATATAATGTCAGAGTAAGCTCACCGGTTGTCGTATTGAGTGTAGCATCAATACTTCCGAAATGATCCACTTTTACACGTGTATTTCTATTGTACATTTTGTAGCTCCTCACGTAATTGTTTAATGTTTTCTACCTCATCAGGTAAATCAATATCATGATTCTCCTTGAGATTCTCTTCAATAGTCATGAAGATACCCATGAACTCATGAACATTGCTTTCACACTCCTTTGCCCTTTCCTGACACTGTTGCATTTCAGTCCAGAAATTATTGGCTTGTTTAAGCGAGTGAATGGCTGCTAATACCTTAAAATCAACATCCATTTCCTCAAGAGGTACAGACTTGTTATAGGTATGCCATATAACCTTTCCTTTGGTACGGAAATCCTTTAGTATTCGTTGTTCTACTGATAATTCGTCCGACATTACTTCTGGTTTTTCGGTTAAGTTTATTTTTTGATACTTGTCCATTTCTGTAGCTCTTTCGAACGACTCCATAGATTCACCACGGCTGAGTCCTTCTTCTATATATTGTAAGTCAGGCACATCCGGATAAAAGCTTGCTTGTTTGTTATTCATAGTAGATGATTATAAGATTAAAATTAAAAAAGAGGGGAGTTTGACTGCTCCCCTCCTTCACACAACTATTAGTCCTTTTACGGACTACACATGATAAGGAGTTACCCTTATTCTTCCCTGACAGGAAGCTCTTTTAAAAGTCTCTCGTACTTTGCGTCTATTGAGTCCTTCATACCATCATAAAGGGAAGGCAAAGGCAAAATTTGACCTCTTCTTACCACTTTATCATTGTTACACATTAGTTGACTTTGAAGTCTTCCTAACATGGTGTAATTCATTTCCCAATAGATACAGCCTATTTCAGGTTCTTCTATTATTATTTGTGGAGTCGAATAATGGTTAACTACCAGTAATAATAGAAGACAGGATATAATAAATAAGTATAAAGAAACGCATTTGCATTTTAGTCCTTCTTTTATATTTGATGTAATCATATCACTCCGATTTATATGTCACTTCGACAGGAAGACCTATAATCTGTTTACACAAATCCTCCTTAGCGTCTACTCCAGAGTGATTTCTTGCAAATATTCTATATGTCAACTTGTCATGTTCTAAGGTGGTGTATTGATCATACTCTATCTTCGTTATGATGCCCCAAGCATCCTGTGAACTACTTCTGTTCATAGGAGTTTCAAAGCGTTCACCAACTCGATATCTGATCGAATAGTCACCAAGGCTGACATGTATTTCTCTTATTGTTCTACTCATATCATAGTTTAACTATGTTTTTTGATTCAGGAGACTCAGATACAAATGTTGTTTTAGCACCTAAGATCCTACCAATTTCACCTACAAAGTTCTCCTTATTTGGTAAATTGTATCGTTCACCCTTCATAGTAAATGAATACTCATGAAGATGATCCAGACATGTAACCACAAGGTTTAACTTTTTCTCTGCATGAAGCTGAGCAATGTACGGATCACTGGAAATACCGTGATAGAGCAAGTCTAAATCAAGCATCGAGCGCTTAAATTCTCCTTGAAAATCATTGGTTTTGTTTGTTTCCATTTCATCCTCCATAATATCATAATCACGATCGAGATTGGTTATTGGACCATTCCCGTGTCTTGTCTGATATGCTCTTGTAACTGCATACACTTCCGGTTTATATCCCATCTGCAATATGTTTCTGCTACCGGTATTCGCACGAGTAACATTAGGAAAAAAGCCTATATGTTGATCAAGTAAGAGACCTTGTGAACCCTCAAATATGAGATCGTGTCCTTCAAGGCTATCAAACTGTCTAAGCTTTATATTCATAACATCACGTATAACTCTACATGCTTTATAGAAATCCCTTACATGAGATTCCGGCACTCCACTTCCTTTGTAGTAATGCTCCTTCAGCTGATCATACTTCATCCTCAGAATAGTTGGATTCCATATATCTCTTGCTAACAAATGAAAGAAATCTTCTT